AACCACCTACAGCTTGTTCTACTAGATCAAGGTTTGTATTAGTGACTGTGCCCCATAAACCGGCCTTTTCACCGGTGGTCATTTTTTCAAGTTTTAGTGATGTAGAAAATGATGATGCCATAATTATTTATACCTTATGCTGCTATCTCTGTCCATGTTTGAGTAGCGTTTAAATTTATCTCATTCCAGGTAATTACACCAGGACTTGATGTAGATACAGTGATTGAGCTACCTGTAGGTATTACCACACAATCTGCTGTAATAGTCACAGTTCCAGTAGCCATTGTGCCGATTTGGCTACCTGTGACTGCTACATCTGCATTTGCTTTTGCAACCGCAGTTCCAGTGGATAATGTGACTGCATTACCGGTTACTGCAAAGTTTGCGTCTCCACTAATTGTTGTATCACCAATTGTCGCTGTAACAGCATTACCACTTACTGTGACTGTTGCTCCAGCTGTTACTGTTACAGATCCTGTAGAGCCTGTAATCGCGTTGCCCGTTACGGCATGCTCGGCAACACCTGTAATTGTAACGTCGCCTATAGATGCAGTTATCGCGTTACCAGATATAATGACAAAGTTTTCATCATTACCTGTGCTGGCAAACGTTGTTGCTCCAAACGAGCGAACGCCAAACATTAGACGTCCTTGACGTTAGATAATAGAGCAGCCACTGTATTTCCCTCTGCATCTTTTGTAGATTTAATTTTTTCTGTTTTTAAATCTGCATACGCAAGTTTAATGGGATTATCTGTTGCATCAAGACTGTAATCAATTTTAAAATGATCTACATGACGATTGGATATGCGCATAGATTGTTCTTTATCTGCATCATCACGAGTGTCTTTATCTTTATAGATTAAAACATCATAGATCAACTTCCAATCACTTTCCATTTTTTTAACATACGCCGTTGTAACTCTCACATAAACATCCGTAAGTGCTATCCCATCATGTGTTGTCATATTTGCCGTTATTGCCATAGTTTTCTCCTTAATTCAGTAATTTTATATCATGCTTTTCAAGTATTGCATCGGCCTTTTCTTCACCTAATGCCTCTTTTGCCATCTCATATACGGCCTCTGCAAGTTTTTGATGTTTCTCGTATTGCTGCCAAATAGCACCATTATGTAGTCTTTGCATACCAGTAACGTTTACAAAGTGGTTTGGTGTGCCATCTTCTTCTCTACCTACGAGTTGAAGGTCAGCTAATTTTTCATGATTATAAGATACAAACTTATCAAACTTAGAATCAATAACACCTTTGCCGTGAGATAAATCAAGCGCCCTTGCTAAATGTGCATCCTCATAATTATCATACGCAGAGGCTGATCCGTCATAGTGAATATCTCCTTCGGAATCTACAATAAATTTAGTGTTACCATTATTTGATACGACAAACATATTACCATTACTGCCCACAGAACCAAAACCACTGCCTGATTTAGTAGTGCAATATGCCACAAAAGGACCATTTCCTGTTGTGCTTTTTGTCGTGTTTTCAGCACCAGCAGCAGCTATAATTCTAAGAGCTTGTAGCTCTGAGTTCATAGCATACATTAATGTTCCACCAGCACTTTGTCTTTTTCCCATGGCAAAAAAACTATCTGTTTGAACACTGTCTGTCATGCCGTGAGCCACATCAGAAGATTTAGCTGTGAGTATAAAGTTGTCACCAGCATTTTGGTCTAGAGTAAGACCGCCAGCGTCTACATCACCAGACGTTTCTCCACCTGTTTGAAGTCTACCACCACCAAAGGTCGTAAGCTCATCACCTTCGTGTGTAATTGTTAAATGGTCTGTATTGTGACTGTAAGATATCAAAGCTCTATTATTATCTCCGCTGTCTCCAAATGCAACTTGCCCCGTAGAAGTTGTGCCAGATAAAATAGATAATCCAGCATTACCAGAGTTTTCCAAAACTAATTCATCAGCAGCGGCATCAACACTGGCGCTACTATCTGCCACTCTAACATGAAGTCCTGAGCCAAGATCAGCAGCAGTTAATGATGTGCCTGCAAAAACATCTATGCTATCTGCAAGTTTTGCTTTTGTAATTTGATCAGCTCCTATTTTAGCTGTAGTAACAGACAAGTCAGTTGGCGTTGTTGTGCCGCCATTATCTGAACCTAATAGTATGGCAAAGAAACTTGTATTAGCAGCAGGTGCTGTTGTGAATGTTAATACGCTACCAGATACAGTAAAGTCTGTGCCTGGCTTTTGTATCACACCACCAAGAGATAGGATGATCTGATTAACGTCACCAACAGTTACGTTAGCTGAGTTAACTTGCATAGTGTGCGTTGTATCAGAACCATCGAAACCTGATGAGATGTCATCAAGCTGTCTGTACGCTCCACCTAAATTTTGTCTTCCTATATATGCCACTAATCGGCCTCCTCTATTGTGTTACCTGCAGCCACCCATTCAAGAACATCTTGATAATCTGAGTTTGCATTTACTTTGGGAACAAAATGAACTTTATCATCTGTGTCTGTAACTTTTAAAGTATTAAATTCTGTTGTTCCATCTTCAGGCATAATCATTTTTTTTACACTTTTAATATTCATAATCAATACTCCGCTGTTAAAGTAATTCTACCATTTGAACCAATGTAAAGACCGCCAGCACCATTTGCTGCAAAAGCACCACTTGAATTCATATCAAATCTAACAGCATCATCTGTAGTATCGGTGGCTGATTCAGCTGTTAAAGTTTGGTTGCCGCCATTATAATAAGCATTAAAGTCTGTGTTTCTTGTTCCAACAAAAGCTGCTGTAGGAGCTGCTCTCATAACTACTGGAAGCTGTAGTCTTGTGGACATAACATTAGCATTTACTCCCCATAAAGGATAAGCTTGCCAAGAAGCAGAAGAGGTATGCGGAATTTGTTGATAATATCTTTGGCATCTTTGTAACTGAACATCGTGTGGTAAGTGTTCAAAGTCTGTGGCTTGGTCTCCAATCTCAAACTGTATGCCTGTTATGAAAAAATTATTGTCTGTGCTATCTAACCAATTAACTTGGTTTGTAGTAATTATGTTATTAGTATTAGAAGTCCAAGTATTGTTAGTGCCACCAGTGTAATCACTACCAGACGCTAACCACCAATCAATAATAAGGCCTTTTCCGTTGTCCTGAACTATGTCACCACCACTTCCTGTAATTAAAGTTGTAGAACCTGCTGTTGGTGAAACCACTAATGTTTTAAATTCCCAAGTATCAGCTGAAGAAATACTATACTCCAAAGGTATATTACAACTAGTTGTATCATTTTTATGAACTGCACAACAATAATTTCCTGTCTTTGAAGATTTTACCCAAAAAGATAGTGTTAAAGTTTTTGCAGCTGATGAACCATAAGCAAGTCCACTACAATTTTGTGCCTCAATAAATTGTCTAAAGTATGCAAGTTGACCTGCTGCTAAACTTGTATCTGCTGTTCCAACATCCAACTGCCAAGCAAAAGAATGACCCGTTGTTGCTCTATCAGCATCCGACATTGTGTATTGTTGTGATGTTCCAGCACCATCATTTGACCAATGCGTTTTAAATCTGTCAGCGGTGGAAAGTGTTCCATTACCTATAGTTGTTGAACCTGATGCTCTTTGAAAAATTCTAAAGTCTCCGTTAATAATTAAATTTTTAAAATGTGCAAAATTGTTTGCTACAAATGGTGCTTCTACTTTTGTCTGGCTCATCTTATCTCCTTAATCTGTCCATGGTGTAAATTGTCTTACACCATATTGTACTGCTACTAATTTTGTTTCACTACCGCTAAATGTAACATCTTCTTGTGCTATGCCAACTATCATTGCCATTTTATCTGCTTTCATTCCAATGCCTGCAGTTGATGAAGAACATATACCATCACCAGCAGAAATGTTACCTTTTTCATTATTGCAAAGAATGTGACCATCACCGAGAACCAACGCTTGGTGTTCGTTTGTTTGGTTGGTTGGGCCTCCGTTCATGCATGATCCATATGCACCTAAAACTTTTCTTGAGTATGCTGAAGATGTTTTTTGAACATTGTAAAGAATTCCTCTCTCAGTGTTCGCTCCATCTTTTTGCGTGTAACTTATGGATGTTGTTTCTAATAAAGTTCCATAAGGATAAGCATTGTCTGCAGAAGATGAGTCATTATCTGCGTCTGGTATAATACATGGGTGTTGTGCAGTAAATGTACCATAGGTTACTGTGCCACCTGAAAAAGTTATAAAACCTTGAGCGGTGCCATCTCCGTCATAAAAAGCCACTGCGTAGTTTGTTCCTGATGCATCATCATTACCACACTTAATACTCAACCCATATCTATTATCATTATTACCATCATTAGCAAAATAACTAACAAAGTTAGTATTGTTTCCAGATACAAATAATTTACCAATTGGGTTACTAGTCCCTATTCCCACATGGTCTTGACTGGCATCAACAAATAAAGCGTGAGTGTCATTGTCACTCTCAACTCTAAAATCAAAATCAGCACCAGGATCATTAATTACAAAAGTTCCTGTTTCTATTCTATATCTTTCAGTAAGTGTTCCTGCTTTCATTTGGTTGAAAATAAAATAGCCGTCTTCTGTGCCATCTGTTTCATCAGCAATTAAGTGCTGGTATTGTTGATAAATTATATCTTCAGAGTTATCATTTCTCCCTTCAATCTCGATTACCCCTATCACATCACTTACTGCTGGAGATGATGAGTTTCTATATAGTCTTAAATTAGGCCCTGCGTTAGCGTCAGCATCCGTTGATGTTAGTGTAAGGGTGTCTGTATTGTCAGCAGTTGTAATCTCAACACCATCATTAATAGTTAGTCCTGTTGCCGTCATAGACATAACGTCAGTCCCACCTGCTTTGAAATCTATCTGGTCATCGGTGTCCGCACTTATTGTTGTATCGCCATCTGCATCGAGAATAACTGCATCAGATACTCCATTGACATCTACTTTTGATGCGAGTGTGCTTGGCACTGCACCGCTTGTGTGTATTGCGTAAATAACATC